CTAGGTTTAAACTTCGGAGTTCTTACTTCTTTGGCAACAGGATTGGTTTTGAATATTCTATCCCAACTTTCCCTGTACTTGTCATTTGATAATCTACTTCTACCGTCCCACTTACCTGGCATAATGTTCTTCGTTTGTTCTATTTAGTTTATTTAAATTTACAACCTGCCATTATCTCTGTTAAACAAGCGACCATGTTGATCTCTTGGTCAGCGACAAACGCAGACTTGTATTGATACCCAGCAATAATCAATATCGCTTGAGGTATAGACTTCGTATCTAGTGTGGTATATAGCGTGTCATAGAGCGTCTTAAACAAGGAAGACGCCTCTTTATCTAGGTTTTGTACCACCCACTTTCTCATGTCATTAAACCTCTTGTCTTTGAGTATTTTAACAAGTTCTTTAGTATTCGCCTCACCTAAATTAAATAATATACCACTATCAATTTTACCTCTTACGGAATATCTTTGTAGTTCGTTTATTGTTCTTCTAAAATCAGGATAATACTTTTGAATTAACTCTGCTAGTACCTTCTTATCAAACCCTATATTCTCATCTTCAAGCACACCCTCTAGTCTTTTAAGAAAGGCAGTAGCAGTTTTAACTCTTTGACCATTTACAATTTTGAAATCAATAACAGTACATCTACTATGTAGAGCTGGTATAATTTTGTTTTTGTAATTACAGGTAAAGATAAAACGACAATTCTTATAAAAGGTTTCTATAAAATTACGAAGCGCTGGTTGAACACTATCAGCATTCATGTAATCAGCCTCGTCTATTATAACAACTTTATGATTGGCGTCTTCGGTAAGAGAAACAGTAGAGGCAAAGTTTTTGATTTTACTTCTTACAGTATCAATCTGTCTACCTTCGTCACTACCATTAATGATAATGTAATCACTACCTAGTTCTTCACATAAAGCTCTGGCAACAGTAGTCTTACCTGTACCAGCAGAACCTGATAGTAATAGATTTGGTATCTCTTTTTGTTTTAGAAATTCAGTAAATGTTTTCTTTAAGTCTTCTGTTAGAATACACTCACTAATCTTTTTTGGTCGGTATTTTTCAACCCATAGAAAATCAGACATTTAAAACCCCCCTTAAAATTCAGAGTCAGGTTCTAACGCTATCCAATATTGTACAGATTTGTTTCTATTTACAAAATGAGAAATCTTTGCTTTTGAAATCGCAACATCATAATCATCAACAATCTGTTTAAAGTTTTCTGTTCTAAAATATGCAGTAAACTTCTGATCTGTTTCACCAACATCAATAGAATATTCATTAGATGATTTGTTTTTCTTATCTGTTGCAATCATTTTGATCTTAGCGCCATCACTTGTTACAGCAACATCTGGTAGATTTAATGTAATTGCACCTTTCATTAATCTAGCAAAATTGTCTTTTGTAAGTGTAAATGTGACATGCTTGTCTGGCATTGTAATACCTTTAGTAGGCGCAACAATAACAGATTTGTCAGCAAAGAAATATTTGATTGATTGTTTATTTTGTGATATTTTTACGTGTCCACCACCATTAAATTTAAGTTCAGGCTTCTCAAATAGTTCAACTGATCTTAAAAACTCTGGTAGGTTATATATCGCAAACTCGTCTTCAAACTTTTCACTCACCGTAGCCTCTGCCAAGATGTTTTTCATAGTAGAAATAGTTTGTACTTTATTCCCTGGTTTAACCAAAATGTTTTGATTAATATCAGAGAAGTTTTTTAACACAGCAACTGTGTCACTTGATAGGTTCATATTCACTCCTTTTCATAATATAATATAAGTTTATCATAGTTTAGTATTTTTGTCAATGTTACAGCTGTTTAATAACATGCTCTGGCGCTGACACCGTGTAAGGGTCATCATCATTACTTTCATTATTAAATCCTGGTTCTTCAAAAAACTGTTCTACTACACCATCATTAATAATCGCTGAATATCTCCAGCTTCTCATACCAAAGCCTTGTTTAGGTTTGTTTACTAACATACCCATTGATCTAGTAAATGTACCACAGCCATCAGGTATCATTACTACATTTTTTATTTGTAAATCTCTAGCCCAAGCATTCATAACAAACGCATCGTTTACAGATATACAATACACAGCATCAATTCCTTTATCTTTAAATTGCTGATGCATATCATCATAAGTTGGTAGCTCTTGTCCAGAACAGGTTGGCGTAAACGCACCTGGTAAACTAAACAATACAACTTTCTTATTTTTGAATAAATCGTTAGTGGTTACATCTTTCCATGTACCACCAATAAGAGTACAACCGCCTTTTTCTTCGCTGTCGCCAACTCTAAATTTAAATGTGTGATCTATTAATTCCCACTTGTCCATAATATAAAACTCCTATAATTTTTATATACTCATAATACACGGAAAGCGCCAAGATGTCAAGTCTCAGCGCTTTCTCGTTTAAGATTATTTAATCTCTATTGTTCTAGCTTTTTTGTGTTCTGGTATTACTTTTTCCATAGTCACATTTAAAAGACCATCTTTTAACTCTGCACCTTTGATTTCTACATCTTCAGCGATTGTAAAAGACTTTGTGAACATTCTTTTGGCGATACCTTTATGAAGTACACCCTCGTTATCTTCAACCTCTTCCTCGTCTTTATCTTTAATAGATTTGATTGTTAATACATTATTCTCAAAAGATACATCAACGTCTTTTTTACCATAACCAGCAAGTGCTACTTGTATATCATAAGTGTACTTACCAGTCTTTACAATATTGTAAGGTGGGTAATTAGGTACGTTAATCGAATCGTATTGGTGATTAAACATTGACTCAAAATGGTCAAATACATCATCATACCCTACTGATAACGGTCTTAATTGATTGAAAATTGAAATTGCTTTATTAGTCATTATAACTCCTTTTGTTAAGCAAGTTTATTTAAATAGAACCCATTATGGCGTTCTACATTTATTTATATAATCATTATATTAATAATTACAAGTGCCACTTTTTTGTTCTCGCAGTAAGTGGCAAACCTGCGTTTTGCGACACCGAGATAAATCTCGGGCTTTTACACCGTCAAGGACTTATGAACTGCCTGACCATAATATATATACATCAACGTATAGTGTAAAATCTAGTAACCTCTTAATCTCAATAGTTTTTTCTGCTTAATTTTAGCAGCAGCAATACCTTCTTTTTTCTTACGTCTCTTTCTTTCAGATGGCTTTTCAAAAACTGATTTTGCTCTAAATTCTTTTATGATACCTTCTTTTTGTACTTTCTTTTTTAAGACTCTCATGGCTTGTTCTAAATTACCATTTCTAACTTGAACTGTAATACTCATAAATTTACCTCCCCTCTTTTAGTGTAAAAGGAGGGCGCCACTACAGCGCCCTCTAGGACTACACTATGATTTGATAGATTAGGCGTTGTAGCCATTAGAGTATTCCTCTTCCTGCTCATCGTCCGACTCACTATCATTGTCATCTTTTAATTGAGAATCTACATCAGCTTTTCTCTGATCTTCCATAATGCTTTCAGCATTGGCGCCAGAGTCAACTTTAGTATATAACTCAACAAAAGAATTTTTTGTATCGTCATCAAATCTGTTTGTACACATTTTGATCGCCTTCATCTTATCATCAAATATTGCATACGCTTGAGTGATGTGCACTAGTCTTCTAGTACTGATAATCTCATCAACACCGCCATCAAAATAAGTTTTTCTGATAACGTCTGCCCAAGTAGTCAACTTGTCAATAAACTTAACATCTGACTTACCAGCGGCTTTTAATGTGTTGGTTAATATCTTTTTCTCAACTTTACTTTGAGGATAACTCTGTTCAAAAGTCACAGGAAATCTCTCTAGGAAAGCCTCGTTCAAAACATTAGTACCGATAAACTTACCGTCTTCGGAACCTTGACCTTTAGTATTCGCTGTAGCGATTACGTTAAAGCCAGATTGAGGTTTGATAAACTTGTTAATCTTTTTAACAAAGACACCAGAACCTTCTAATATCGGTTGTAAACACATTATCTTATTAGAAGCCAAATCTATTTCATCTAATAAAAGAGTTGCACCTCTTTCCATAGCCTCAATAACTGGACCATTCTGCCAAACTGTTTGACCGTCTTTAAGTCTATAACCACCTAATAGATCGTCCTCATCAGTTTCAATAGTGATGTTTACCCTAATCAATTCTTTTTTCAATTGAGCACAGGCTTGTGTAACTGACATTGTTTTACCATTACCAGATAAACCAGTAATAAAGATAGGATAAAATTTACCAGATGAAATAATAGACTTAACATCTGAATAATTACCAAATGGTACAAACACCTTATCTTTGTTTGGAACAATATTACCTGTTAGAGAAGATACTACATAAGCGGCCTCTGTCTTTTTAGACTCGCCTGTGTCCATAATCTTTTCATTCTCGGTTGGTTGATTATCTAAAGGTAATTTATAAGTACCTCTCTCAACCTTGTACTTGTCTTTTTTTAACCAAGAGGGATTTTTAAAACCTTTCTTTTCATAGAAAGAGTTAATCTCACCTCTAGTCAAAATATCTTTATTGAAGTGCTTGTAAGCGGCTTCAACAAAAGTTTTTTGATCTGTAGTCAAATCAATCATAGTGTTACTCCTTTTTTTCATAGTTTATATTATTAATAATATCAGGATTTAGCGTAAAGTCAACCCATAAAATTGCCTTGATTTTACTAGTCATTACGCCACCTCCTCGATAAATTTGTTCAATAGTGTTCTACTTTGTAGTCTGTTTTTCATAGATTTTAAGAAGATTCGTTTTATACCACCAGTCTTCATATTGTCATTAATACTAGACAAATCAGTATTCTCAACATTTAACTTTTTACCATTTAATAAAAAGTATTTGTCGTAACCAGCTTGACCTACGTCTGCATATCTTTGTTTATTCATTGATACTCTTAATTTAGCTAACCATTGATCTCTCTGTTCATAATTCATATCTTCTGGTATTAAACCAGCTAATTGATACTGTTTAAATCTTTTAGTTACATAAAAACCAACTGTTGAAATATTGTGTGTTTTTCTTATTATATCTAATAATAAACCAGTAGTATTATGTGATCTATAAAAATGTTTACTATGTTTAAACGTGTATTGTCTTTTACCTACTTTAATAACTGGTGGGTTATAACCCATATTAACATTGTTTAAACCTTTATCACCCATCATCATTTTTTCATTAAATGCATGATTGGCACCACCATCTGTTAAAGTAATAAGAGACATTTTTTCTATTTTGTTTCTTGCTTTAAACATTGGTACCATTTTATTTAAGACTACTAATGCCTCATTAAGTGGTGTAGAACCTAAATAATATTCAGTTGGCATATGGTATCTTTCACCTCTGTAATTTCTTTCACTATCAAATCTAGTATATCTCTCTGTATAACATTGAGACATATGCCATAAATGCATTAAAGACTCATCTAGTTCTTTTTTCTTACAATTACTATTTGCAAGACATATTAATCTAACATCTGACATAATACCATTACCTGATTTATATTTAAAAGTTTCATCACCAGAGTTTTTCTTATATCTTTCAATTTTATATTCACTTGAAAACGCATACACTTCAAAAGGTATGTTTACTTTTTGACAGAACCAAACTAGATTCATAAGTTGTTCTGTAGTCTGTTGTATAGTATCACACATTGAACCTGACCAATCTAACAACATCATCATACCGTGGTTTTTAGCGTCTGGTAAGATAGTTAATTTTTTAAATATGTCGTCACTATATTTGTATTCTTTTAATTTAAGAGGGTCAATAATACCAGTTTTATCTGTAGTCGCTCTCTTATACGCAGTCGCAGATTTTTTCATTTCAAATTCTTTGACCAAATACATTACAGTTTTTTTGTTTTCATTTTTAAATTTTTTGTATGCTTCTGTTAACCAGTTGTAATAATCTCTACTCATAGAATATTTTTTACACTCATTGGCAGCATAAGTTCTCATATCTTTTAAAAACTTTTTATTTGAAACAACTGCCTTATCTAACATTGGAGTAGGTAAATCAAAATAGTTATATTCTCTAGCATTATCGCCAGTGTCAAATAAATTTTGTATTTCTTTTTCGTATGTATCGTTTGTAATAGCTTTTAGTTTATCTGGCGCAACACCTGAACCACCACCTTCTTGTGCCTCTGGATTTGTCTTTTGTTTAACATCAGTATCTTTTTTATCTTCACCATTATCTTCTGACTCTTTATAGTCACCAGATATTTTGTCTGATAACTCATCTATATTTTTTTCGTCAATCTTATCTGCATCTTCATCTGACTGAATATCATTATCCATATCCTCATCATCAAGTAATTTGTAAATTTTAGATATAGAGTGATTATCAAAATCAGGTAATTTTTTCATTTGTTCAACTTGTTTCTTTTGCCAATTTAATAATGACTTGGCAAGATCAACAACATCATCAAATGATTTCAAATTGTCAATCTTACCTAACCACTTCTTATCAACAAAGGAAAAATTGATTGGTAATCTTTTTGAAGACTTATAAAATAAGTTAATCTTATCTATTAACATTAAGTCTTTATTAATATCTTTATCTTTAATGCCAAAGAAATTTTGTTTATCTAAAATATCAAAACCATTGATATAGTTTTTAACTACACCAGGGTATTTCTTTTGTATCATTTTATCAATTCTGCAGTCTTCTAATACATTTACGTATGATCTTAATTCGTTATCATCTTTTAGTTTAGCCCAACCATCTGTTGGCGTCCATAATGCGTGAGAACATTCATGTGCTATCAACATATCATAAACGTCACCAGATTGTTGTTTAAACAAAGGGAGAGTTAAAATTCTGTTTAGAGTATCAAATGAAGCGGTCTTTACTTTATTGTGTTGTACTTCAATATTCTCTGTTGCGATTAATTTAGCGAGTTGACTTTTAGTGTCAAAATTTATTAGTGATTGTTTTTGTGTGTCCATACTAGCTAATGTATCAGGTCGCTTTCAAAAAGTCAACCCTTTATTTTGCGTTGATTTTACTAGTATTATTGTGGGTAGATGTTCTTACTTTGTTCTTTTTAACACTTTTTCGTATATATTTGACACTAGATTCTTCATCATTAAGGGTGCTACCATTCTACCGATTCTCTCAGCTTGTTTATCAAACTTACCCTCTAACTTAAAATCTTCTGGTAAACCCATAAGTCTTTTTAATTCTGGTATAGTAAACTTTCTATTCTTCGCATAATGAAATACACCTGATACACTCATCTGTTGACCTCTTTGAGTAAGTGTTGGACAAGGTAGATGTGGCGCAGGTCTAATCATATTAAACATTGATCTCTTTGGGTTAATGTCTATAAAGTCAGGATCACTAGGTTTTCTATGTTTCTTTGGGTTAAATTCTAATAGTTCTATCCACTTCTTTTGAAAGCCGTTTTGTACATAATCAAATAGTTCTTTTTCTTGCTCTGGGTCATTTACACAATCCTCAATGGCTTCTTTTACACCTATATGTTTTGGTGTTACTGGGTCTGGATATATTTCACTTTCTAGTGTCATAAAGTTAAGACCTGCCTTATCCATTATATCACTTCTTACAGCAACAAAGAAACATCTTTTTCTATCTTGTGGTGTCTCAAAATCAGCGGCACTCATTACTTTATATACAGTTTCATATCCTAGTTTATCAAACTCATTGATTATTCTATTTCTATATTCTGTCGCTTCACCCATTGTAATACCAGCAACGTTTTCACCAATAACTACTTTAGGCATTATATCTGCTGTGATACGAGTAAACTCAAAAAATAAGTCTTCTATATTCTCTACCTTTTTACCATCTGAATATATCTTTTCTTGGTCCCAACCCTTTTCTCTTTTGCCTGCGATACTAAACGCAGAACAAGGTGGCGAACCATCTAGTATATCTAACTCACCTTTTTTGATACCAGCGATCTTTAAAAAGTCTTCGCCTGTAAGTTTCTTTATATCATCTGGTAGAACAGGTGTGTTTGGATAGTTAGATTTGTAAGTATCTATTGCGGCTTCTACAAATTCGTTTACACATAATATCTTACCACCAGCTAGTCTATAACCAGTAGAAGAACCACCACCACCAGCAAAAGTAGATATAACATTAAATAACTCTTTATTAGAGTTGTCTATTACATCTTTCATAAAATAAGGTTTATATGTCATTTAATTAATATATCAGGTTGCCTTTGATTTGTCAATGTTGAAATCAAATACTATGGAATATCTATGATTATGAGGGTGCACAGCTAGTTCAAAGGGCATATTACATAGTTGGTGACGTATCTTTCCGTCAAATATTAATAACGAATCTTCAATACCTGGTATGATGACTTGTTCATCTATATTTGTACCAAATTCAGGATAGTTGTTTTTCACATAATAAACAACAGTAATATCTCTATCGTGTGTATGAAAACCAAAGGCGCTGTTTTCTACTGCCTTGTTTGCCCAACTTTCTTTTAGTTCAAAGTCTCTAACATAATATCTCATTAAACAGTGTTGTATTTTCTTATAAAGATCACTCCAATGTTTCTTATGTTTTACTCTATCATATAGATTTACTTTAGTTTGAAAGGGTGGTACTTTATCACTAGCACCATTTACTTTAAATTCTTCTTCTATATCTTTAACTAGATTTTCTTTATTAAAAGAACCAGCACGCCAATTATCATAGCGTATTTCTTCTTTTGAAGCTTCTAATTCTCTATAAAAAACGTAATTATTTACTTTGAGTCTCGGCACGTAATTTTCTTGCTCTATCCATTTGTTTTTCTGCTTTATTATAAGCACGATCTAACTTTAATTTTGATGCATAGTCAGTAAAATTTTTACCTACTGTGTGGTCGTATTCATGTTGAAATATACGAGAAAACATACCGTCTAAATTACCTTCTTGTAAGTCGCCATTTTCATCTTCGTATTTTACAACTATTTTTCTAGGTCTAGTGATTGATAAAAATACAAATGGAAATGTTAAACAACCTTCTTTCATCACAGTTGTTTCTTCACTACTTGATATTATCATAGGATTAAAACAAGCCATTTTTAAACCATTTTCTAAGCCTATGTGATCGCCAAGTACAAACATATTGTAAGGCAAACCTACTTGATTACAAGTTAAACCAATTCCGCCATATTTTTTCATAGTAGCAAACATAGCATTTGTTAGCTCTTTTCGGTCTTTAAAGCTATGTTCTTTTAGCATTTCATCACTAAACGGTGCGATTGCTGATTGTACTCTTGGATCACTTGGTGGTATTAGTTTTAGTTCTTTTGTCATTGTATTTCCTTAAAGTTGATATTTATGTTTCGTCTTATAGGTATATCTTATACATTTTGAAGTTTTGTAAAATTATGTTCTTTTTCGAATTTAATAATATTTGTGAATTTATCAAATAGTATATCGCCTTTGTGTGATATAATAAAGATATTCTCTTTGCCCATTTTATTTACAATCTTAAAGAAGTCATCTGTACCTTGTCCATCTAATGAGCTATCAAATATTTCATCAAGTACCATTAAGTTTGTATTGGCGCTGTTTTTCATTTTAGCAATAGCACGCCAAGTAAATACTAATGCCAAATCTATTCTCATCTTTTCACCCTCACTAAAGTTATTGTAGTCAAAGGTGTCTCTATGTCTGCTCTTTACAGTCTCTTTAAATTCTTCGTCTAAATGAAATGATACAAAGAAATCCATAGATTGTAGATGTTGATTAATTAATGTATTCATAATAGGTAAATACTTCTTAATAATTTTAGCTTTAGCACCTCTGTCAGATAGTATCTCTCTAGCAATATCAATATATTTCTTTTCTTCAGTAATTGTATTTAATTCAACTTTTGTTGCTTCTAATTGGTCTTTTAAATCCACCAAGTTTTTAACAATATCTTTATCGTCTTCATCTTTACCTTCTAATAATAATATCTCATTATGTAAAGTATCTGTAAATCTTTTTAGTTCTTTTAGTGAAGACTCTACTTTTGACATTTGTATTTTGTTTTCATATAGTTTATCTGATATACCATTAAATTCTGTAATCTTGTTTTCTACTTTAGATAACTCTGTAACTAAATCTTTCATGCCTTGATTTAATGTAATTACTTTAGTTCTCTCTTTGTCTATCTTTTCGTCTCTAAATTTTTCTTCTATCTTTTGTGTACATACAGGACAGTTGTCATTTTGTTCAAAGAAGTCTAAACTCTTTTTATGTGTTTCTAAATTTTGTTCTATTTTTGTTTCTAACTTTTCTAACTGTTTTAGTTTAGTTTCATATTTTGGTTTATCTGCTATTTGAGTTTCATATTGTTTATAATCTTCTTCTAATTTCTTTGTCTTCCTTAAATATTGTTCTGTTGCGTCTTCGTTTTCTTGTAGTTTTTGTTTCTTAATATCAATGTCACCTGTACTTCTATTTTTTAATTCATTATAATGTTTTGTTTGTAGTTCGTGTTTTGATTCGATTAGATCACATTGGTGTCTAGCATTTACAATTTGTTTACCTAAATCTGTTTGTTGATTTCTTGTAAGAATATCCATGTGTGTCAATACTCTTATGTCCAATATTTCTTCAACAACTTCTCGTCTGTGTCTAGGTCTCATTTGCATAAATGGTTGATATGATGAGGAACCTAGCACAGCGATCTGTTTAAACGCTCTGTAGTTTAATCTTAATATTTGATCTTCTAATATTTTTTGATAATCTACACTAGATGCGTCTTGGTTCTGTAATACGCCATCGCTGTATATTTCAAATATATTTGGTTTAATACCTCTTATAACTTTAAAATATTTTGTACCTATTTGAAATTCTACCTCTACCAAAGTATCGGCATTATTGATTGTGTTTACTATTTGCTCTTTTTTGATTAATCTAAATGGTCGATTAAATAACGCAAAGGTTAATGCGTCTAACATTGTTGATTTACCAGAACCATTGGCGCCAATCATCAAAGTCATTTGTGACTTGTTTAAGTCTATTTCAACAAAAGTATTTCCAGTGGATAGAAAGTTCTTCCATCTAATTTTTTTAAATAATATCATTAAGCTTTCTCATAAAGTAAATCAAAGTTCATGCTTATAGTTCTTCTTATACCACTACCTATAAAAGGATAAACAAGGTGTTCCATATCATATGGAAAAACATACATATCACCAACCACAGGATTTATTGTGTGGCATGTGTTGTTAAGTGACCCACCAGCTTTTCCTAGTAATACCGTACGACCATTTGTTGGTAACGCTGTTTCTGTAAACTCAGGACCAAAATCAGGTACTTTTAAAAACAAGATTGATGAATAACCAATAATAGATTTACCACTGTGTTGATGTACTATTTGATATTCGCCTTCTTTTTGATCGTTTCCCCAAGCATTATAAAATTTGACGTCCCATTTAAATGCACTATCTTTTTCATAGGTATCATTAGCTCTAGAAATAAAGTTAGGTATTTCTTCTTCCGTGTCTGCTTGTTTTAAGTGTTTGTGAACATCATACTCTTTTTTAATCTTACCCGAAAGAGTATTGCTTACATTAATTAAGTTTGAGTCTTCGTCTATAAGTTTGTTTATTTTTTCTATTAAACCAAGACTAATTTTTTCACAACAAAAATGTTGACCGAGATATGTTATTTCCACTTTTACCTTTCACTTGCTTCAGTATATAAATCTTTAATTACATTTTTAAGTTTATGTTTGTCTAAATCACTATCTATTTGTTCAACATAGTTTCCTAAAAATGTAAGTGTGTCCTCTCCTTGATCTAGTATGTCTTCTTTAACAGATGCTGTAATATCTGTATTTAAATCTTCTATTATGTTTACCTCGTGTGTATCTATTGTATTGTGTAATCTATCAATTAAGTTATTAAACATTTCTTCGTTTGTTTTGTTTGATACAAAAACTTTTACAAAGGTGTCTTTAAAATGTGATAAGTCCATATTTACATAGTCATTCTCTTTATCATTGTAAATTAACTTTTTATGTATTCTCATAGGATTAGGTATCCTAGTTATTTCTCTTGTTTCCGTATCTAATATATGAAAGCCTTTTGGACATTTATAATCTGACCAAGTAATTTCATATTGTGTGCCAAGATAATAAACTTGACCATCATCTGATTTCTTATGAAAGTGACCAGATAATACTTTTTCGAATCTATGAAACATAGACTTTTCTAAACCTTGTAAATTCATATGACCACTATGCATTTCAAAGCCTTTGATTTCTAAATGACCTAAAGCAAGTTGAGCTTTACTAGTTTCTATTTCATTGATAGAATGCTCATAGTTATCATCACATATCCAAGGTATAAGACAAATATCTGTACCATCAAAATTTACAGTAGTTGCCTTTTCGTATATCCAAGGTTCTTTTATTCCATCATAAGTGGTACATAATTCTCTAATCGCATTTACTTCATTTGTGTTTTTATAATAAGTATCATGGTTACCTAATATAATGTGAGTATCAATTCCTTCTTTATACAATCTGTGCATAAAGTTTTCTCTGAATGTATGAGCTGTTTTAAAGTTGATAAACTTTCTTCTATCAACAACATCACCTAAATGTATAAGTGTTGTTATGTTGTTTTCTTTTAGATATGGAAAAAATATCTCGTTATAAAAACGCATAAAATAATCCAGAAAAGCTGGACTATCGTTTCTCGCACCAAAGTGCGTATCGTTTAGTAATGCTATTTTCATACGTTAGTGAAACAATTTAGATGTAGATTTTTTAACTCGTTTTTTCTTAACCTTTTTTTCTTTTTTGACAGGTTCTTCCATACGAATATTTTTTTGTAAAAACTCTTTAAATTGATTTTTAAATTCTCTATCTTCACCTGGTTGAAGAGCAATATCATCATAGTTGTTATCCATAATAAGTCTATGTTTGATAGTTGTTTGTTTCTTTTCTTTTTGTATTCTTCTTACAAAGGCGTAATAAATTATTTGTGTAAAATATGCGAAAGGATTGTTTGATTTTTTAGGGTTAAAATTATCAAGGTATTGTAAGCAGTTTTCTATACCATCACTAACCATATCGTCTCTAAACGTATAATTAATAAAATTTGGTCTATAAGATAAGTGATTCGCTATCTTTAAAAAACAACTACCTATATAGTCTGTTACAGGTGGTTTATCTTCTTTTGCTCGTATCGCTTTATTTACGTTTTTCTTGTAGGCTTTCATTGCCTCTAAAAATTCTTTGTTATTAACGTAATGTTCTTTTGCTTTTTTTGTTTTATTCATAATACTAATATACCATTTTTCCTATGTTTTGTCAATGTTTTAAGCAGTTTTTATTCTTTTTATTTTACCTCAAATCAGTATTGACTTTTTCAAATTTTTGTGTATAATAGAGCTTGTAGAGCGATCAGAGGAATAGAGTCTATTAGTGTATAGTCTTTTTAGGAATAAAATCATCATCAAGTTCATCAAATATCTCATTTACTTTATCATTATCTTCGTCACTAAATCTTTCTCTTTGGTAAGACTCTTTTGTTTCTTTCTTTACAATCGGCACAGGTTTATCATAACTTATCATCATATGGTTATAACTTTTACTCATATCAATATTAGCATTTACAATTGACATTATTTTGTCTTTTGGAATAGTTATAATCATATCTTTTGTATAGGGGCTCCATTTGATAAGGGCCACATAATCTTTTAATCCACCACCAGGCAAAAACTGAGGTACATACTTAACTAATAGAGGTTTACTTAATCTTAACATTGGCGATTTATCACCAAGCTGTTCAGCCGGCAATGCGCAGACTATATCATCGCCATTGATGAGTTTTATAATCTTTATGGGGCTGACTTTATTTGTTACTTTTTGAACCATTGGCTAACTCCACATTATGGATTTCGTAATTAAAATCCTCGCTGTTGTATATATTTATTCTTTCTTTAAAGTGTTGTAAAGTATAATTTTCTTTACCATTATAAGATATATCGTCAGCCAAGTCGTATAAGGTGGCTGCACTATTGTCGTCTTTTAATCGTAACCCTCTACCAATACTTTGTAGATTTCTTATCCGGGATTTGCTAGGACTAGAAAAGATAATGTTATGCAAGTTCCGTATATTAATGCCCGTACTGAAAGTCCCATAACTTGCAACGATAATAGCGTTGTCAGACTTTTCTGTAATTTCTCTAATTTGTTCTCTTGCTTCTGCCTCAACGCCTCCGTAAACGTAGAAGACTTTTTTATTGCTTTCTGCTCGTTCTCGTATAGATTCATATAATTTTTTTCCGTGTTTTTCTACATACTGAAATAGGCATAGTGTATTACCATTTATAGATGTAGTCAAGTTTCTTATATATTTATTCCTTTTTTCATTTGACACCAAATAGTCCATTTCTTCTTGGTAAGTCTTATCTTTTAAAAAATGTCTAGCTGTCGTATCGTGTTGTAATACTAAACATATAATCTTTAGTTCTGCCAGCTTACCTTCTTCTATAAGTTCACTTGTAGATACTACTTTATTTACAGCACCAAATAAACCTTCTAATACAAGTTTATGTGTTTTACTTCCATCTAAAGTTCCTGTTAATCCAACTCTATATTTTGTCTTTTCTAGTTTTGTCATCAATTTTGTGAGCGACACAGCTTTAAACAGATGAGCTTCGTCACCCACAATCATACCAAATTGATTAAACCATTTTTTAGGTAGATTGTATATTGATTGCCAAGTAGATATTATAACTCTTTTATTAGTTTCTTTTTCATGTCCAGAATATATCCTGTGTACGTTTCTTTCACTATTATAACCATAGTCCTTAAAGTCTTTGTACAACTGCTCTACAAGCGATGTAGTGGGCACTATAACAAGGATTTTATCTTCTTTAGTATCTTTTAGTCGCAATAAATTATATATCAACATAAGATATATTATAAGAGATTTACCACTAGCTGTAGGCGATACTAATAAACATCTATCTTTTTCTATTGAATACTTAAAAGCTGCTCTTTGATAATCTCTAACTTCATGTGGTAATTTAAGTGCTTTAATTAACTCGTCTATCTTACCATCATCAACTGTCTTTTCTTTTATCTTTGTACCATCAACAATATGTACATCATTTTCTTTACACCAGTTTTTTATATAAGGATAAAGACCAGCATATATCTTACCGGTCGCATATGAGAATAATCTAATTTTACCGTCCCAAACTCTGTTACGATATTGAGGCATAAATTTAAACCCTGGTACTTCAAAGGTAAAGTATTCACCAAGTTCTCTACGAATATCAGCCTCAGCTTCTATTTTAAGATATACTTCGTTTGGTTTATCAATGATTAGATAACGTGTGGTTGTCATTTTTAGATAGCGCCACTAGTAAACTTTCTCCAGTCAATAGCATTCTTAATTTGAAAACCACGATTTGATATTTGCTTAATTGTTTTATCTAAAAAATCTACGACTGTTTGTATGTAATCTACTTTTTGTTTATATTTTGCTAGTTCAGGATCGGAATCCAGATATTTGTCAACATCAGTTTTTAATAACTTTAAGTTAAATGGTTTTTCAGCATATACTTGTGCTGGCGCTTTACCAGTATAGTATTCCCATTTTTCTCGTCTTTGTGTGTAATATTCTATTTGTGCTTTACTTAATAACAACTTAAACTTTGTTAAGTGCTTTAAAAATTCATTGTGTAATTGAGGCGTTTTAAGTGATTCTAAATCTAACTCTGTATCGTTAATCTTTAGTTTCTTTTCAGCCAAATCTTGTAATTGTTCTAAATCCATAATAACTCCATAATATATAGTATACCACAAAAACCTTGTTTTGTAAAGTCTATGATGTGGTTACTGTTGTTGTTGATGACCCTACATTCGCAAAATCATATATTAAATAACTAAATGATACAGTCGCTGTTAGATAATCTACATCACCAGCTTGTTGATTATAACCCAATCCAGTAAGACCTGTTGGGTATAAATCTCTAAATCTTACCTCTACTTGGGCATTGTTTTTACTTGACAATACAGTCAATGTTGCGTCAGATAATATTGGGCCTGTATCTGCCGCAGCGAATTTTGTTTTACCAGCCTCGCTGGATATGTTTGACGCATTTCTAGTAGGAAATCTATCACTACCAGAAGATAATAAATTTTGAAACTCTCTGTGATCTCTAGGAAAGCCTAAACCAACTAACCACCCATGTATCTCTTGGAAGTTCTCTAAATTTTCATCTACTAAAAAAGTCATTTGTAATGGTTCGTAAGTTAATGTATCGCCAGGTACAGGTATCTTTTTTAGTGGAGTTGCTTGTGTAGTTTCACCTAGATTAACACCAGGTATATTTACTGCAGTACAAAAATATTCTACTTTAGGTAACTTAATAATACTAAACTTAAATTGTGTAGGACTAGCGTAATCTAGTTTTGTGGGTTGTCTTAAATATGAGTTTGTGGTAGTCATAATACTATTTATTATCTTTATCTACTTCTTCCCAGTCTTTTTCAGTGGCTAGTTTTTCTAATTCTTTTTCTTTTTGAGTTAATACTTTTCTTTGTTTTTGTACGTCTTCCATTCTATCTTCTATAAACTCTAGTCTAATTTTCTTGTCTGGCCATACATATGCGCCTGCCAAAGCTAAGAATAACCCTAGGACAATAATCCAAACATATTGTATTAACATTTCTTCTGCTTTCATATTACTATTTAGTAGAAATAAAAAAGGCGAGCTTTGAGGCCCGCCTTTTTTGATTTGGTATATAACCCAAAGATTACATAAGATTAGCCACTTGGACTCTTCTGTAGTATCTGTTTGCGTTAGCAGATCCAGCATTGTTAACCGCTGAAGCAGCACCAGACAAAGCGCCTGTTTCTGCGAATGGGTTAGCAACTAAACCGTATCTAGTTTTGAAACCAATTTTTGGTTGGAATGTATCCTGACCAACTGCTCTAACCATTTGTAGAGGTACGTATGGACAATAGAACATACCTGCGTCATAAGGTGAAGTACCTTTATAACCAACTACGAAGTATTGCTTCGCTGTGTTGTTTGCACTGTATGGATCTATGTACACTTTAAATCTACCGTTTAATACACCAGCAAAAGTATTGCCTGTGTCATCAACGTTTAGGTTATTGTTTAATGCAGGAGCATAATCAAGTACACCAGCCATTTGTAACGCAGAGGCAACATCTGAAGAACAGATAATCATGTTACCTTTTCCTCTTCTTGTTCTCTGTGCTATAACGTTAGCTTCTCTTTCTACTTGGAACATAAGTCCTTTGAATCTCTCAACTGACCATCTTCCGTTTGAGTCTGTATCTAAATCAAAGATACCCTCTGTAGTAGTGTTTACTGTACCTGTGTTAGCAGATGCACCTTTTTCAGCATTGATGTAAACAGTTCTAACAACTTCTCTGTTGATTTCCGCAAGGATCTCAGCAGATAAAATGTTTGCTAATTCTGTTTCAGCATCTAAACCGTGGATTGCTTTTAAATCTTGAGCAAGTTCCATAGTGTATTCTGCTTTAAGAGCTCTTGATCTAGCAGTTACTGTAGATTTCTCAATTGAGAAAGCCATTTCAGCAAATGCGTTGTTTGATGAGTCTCCTAATGCTTCAGCAGTAGCTGTTGTCATTGCTTCGCCTTTTCTGAAAGCACCCGCTGGACTATCGTTTAATAGTGCTGGGTTAGTTCCAGTGTGACCACCTGCAGATTGACCTGAAGTTGAATCACCAGCAGCGTTTCTTGCTGAGAAATCAGTATCCGCTTCATCAAATAACGCTTCGTTACCTGATGCTGAAGTGTATCTGCTTCTCATAGCAAATATAAGACCAGTTGGACCGGTCATTGGTTGAACGCCTGCAATGTCGTATGCAATTAGATTTGGCATTGCTCTTCTAACTAAGCTGATCAAAATTGGATCCCAATTTGATGTTCCAGCTGTTGAGTTAGTAGGAGCTGCTTCTGTCATAAAAGCATTGTCTTCTTTTTGTGCTCTTTCTTGGTTTTCCAAGATAGTAGCTGTAACGGCACGTCTGTAAGAATCCGTGATTTTTGGTAAATCAGGGTGTTCTAGGACTGGCTGCCATTTTTTCTCGTAAGTTTCAGATAAGTACATATCGTCTTCTCTCCCTATTAGTATTATTTGTTAGACAATTTAATGTCTTTTGTTTTACTTATAGCGGCGCTATAAGCAGCCATGCTGTCTGTTAAATCTACAGGTTCTACTGTCGATCCATCGCCTACCGCTACATCATCTATATCATTAGATTTTGCTTCTTCTTTACCACCAAAATAAGACTCTTTAATTGTCTTAACCTTAGCTGTAAAGTCTTCCTCGTTTGAATACTCAACTTCTTCCGCAAGTTTGTTAAACTTTTCTTTTTGAGTGTCAGTTAAATCATCAGATACAGCTTTCGCTATGTCTTCTCTTTTTAACTCACCAATCTCTTTATTTTGATTAACATTCTTTTCGATTTCTTCGTTAAGTTTTTTCTCAAGGTCTTCAATTTTAGAAGCTTGATCTTCAAGCACATTATATTTTTCATCTGGAACATCTATGTAGTGATCTTCAAATAGTTTTTTCAAACCACCAATAAAGTCCTCAGCAATTTCGCCTTTGATACCTCTCTCAATTGCGATCTTGTTTTCTTGCATCCATTCCTCAACAACGTAGTTTAGGTATGAGTCTACTTTTTCAACAAGCTCAGCTTTTTGAGTTTTAGTATCTTCTTCTAATTTAGTTTCATACTCGCCTTGTAATCTTTGAGATTCTTCTTTGACTTTTGCTTTAATCGCAGTTTCAAAAATTGTCGCAGCTTTCTGTTTAAACTCTTCAGATAAGTCAGCATCTCCTACTAACGCATCAACTTCTTCTTTGTAACCAGCTTTCATTGGTTCCTTTTTCTTGTCGTCTTTGTCATGCATCATTTCGGATTTTTCTTCTTTATCGTCAGGAGTTTTTTCTGTTTCTTTAGAGCCCTCTTTTAACTTAGGCATTGCATCAGCAGCGCCTGCGTTTTTTTGAGGTGCATCACCAGTAACAGGTTTTGTAGATTTTGAAGCATCTGGATTGCTGTCTGTTGGTTTAACAACAGCCGCACCTAAATCTTCAGCATCATTTTTCAGATGTGTAGGTTCAGCCGCTACAGCGTTTTTCTTCGGAGCATCAGCTTGCGGGTTTACCGCTTCACTAACTTCCTGTTCCATTGCCTCAATCTTTTTATCTGTTTCGGCCATTGAAATCTCCCTTTATAAAAATAAACGTTTATTTTTTTCTTGTTATAGGATATTTATAAGATTATAGTTTTTCAAGGAAGTTTTTAAAGATATTTACTTTTTTTTCCTCTAAACTTCTTTTTCTCGCCTTATAAATTTCCATTCTCCACGCCTCAATATCTTTTTCTACCAAGACGCCATTATCCCAAACCCATTCTTTACCTTCCATGATACCTTCTACGAAAGCATCAGGGGCTGACGGATCAGCGACAATGTCGGCAGCAGTTGCTAAGTAAAAATCATCTTTTACATAGTTAAAACCACCTCGTTGGACTAACGAACCCATACCTCTACTTGACACTCCTAGTTGAGCGCCTTCGTCAATAAGACCTTTTACAATCTTACCATAAGGTGTGTTCATTATTTTTGCTTCACCAATAAAATTTCTATCTTCTGGATAGAGTTTCGTAATCATATGAGAAACTCTCTCTAAATTAACAGTTGGTCCGTCAGGATGCCCTAACTCACCAAATGCTCTTTTTTTATTGATAAACTCTGTATTATATCTTTTTACTTCTTTCATTAGTACCTCTTTAGGGTACACTCGTCCATTTCTATTCTTTATATCACTCTGTAAGAAGATACCTCTGATTTTGTAATCTTTTTTACCGTTGTCTTTTTCTTCAACGATATATTCGGCGTTGTTTATTTCTTCGGAAATTAGTTTCATAAATTCTCTCTCTTTAACTTATATATTTATACAATTTTTTATCTAAACTCGACAATTATTGTATAATTATCGCCACTAGCGAAGTTTTTAGTTGACAATAATACATCACCTGTTGGTGTTGTAGAATTGTTTGGAATACTATTACCATCTGTTCTAAAGTCCATAAAACCTTGACCAGATAACAATAAAGCAGTCGCATTTGTTTCACCGTCCCATATTAATTCTACAGCTGATTTACTATCTGATGTATTAACAGAATAATATACTCTTGCGATTAATCTATTACCATCTTCTGACATAAATGTTAGTTCAGAAGCATCAATTTTTTTAACTAAAGTTTCACCAGTTCCGTCAGAGAAATTTGTAAGTTTAGCTACAAATTTGACACCTGAAGTATCTGATATTGTTTGTGTTGTTACTGTGTCAGCCATTAATTTGTATATCCTGATTCTTTTTGCGCTTCTATTACTACATTATAACTTGTAACATTAGAGTCGCTTGTTAGTAAAATATCACCTATTGCATCTTTAATTCTATCTTCACTTGGTTTCAATCCGTAGTTTCCTCTACCCGTAATCTCTACCTTTTTTTCTATATCGTTTTTAAAAAATATTGTACACTTACCAGTGCCTAATATTTCATAATGTATATCTGCGATTGAAACTTTTGGTTCCGAAGTCGCTTGATTTGAATTAACTACATCTACCAAAGTCTGTTCATCTTCACTTCCAACTCCATTCGCTTTAACTATAATGTTAAAACTATTATCCGTTAGCTTGGTAGCCGTAATCATAATTAACTTCTTGGTGATCCAACAGCTGATGCTTTAGATGTACCGCAACTAATTTTATCGCCTGGTGCTTTTTCTATAATAATAGTATTACCGTCTTCTAAATAAAAAGAACCTATTGCTGCATCAGCAGAATCTACAATTGTACCAGTCACATCACCAGTAGCTGTAATTCTTACGAATTGTGCTCTTCCTATGTCATTGGCAGATGGGTTTGTTATAACCGCACCTTTGACTATAAATGTTTGTGCCATTTACTTTTCTCCTAATTTTTCAATTACTTCCTTATCAAAGTAATCTTCTATTTGTTTAACTTCTAAATTATGTATAGTGGCAACTTCTTTAATTGCGCTTTCAAACTTTTCTACTATTGTACCTTTCGCATTCTCATAAAACGAAAAGACATCTTTTACAGCATCTTTCATACTAGGCGAAAGATTGTTATAAGACTTTGAATCTATAAAAAGATTCTGTTTAATTATTCTGCTCACCTGCATTAACATCTACTCCTACCATAGTATCTGGTGTTCCATTGTCAGATAAATCTAGTTCTGCTTTACCATCATTACCTGTCGTATCAACAACTTGTCCATCTTTTGTAAAAGTTCCCGGATCAGCTACTTCTGGTTTAGGGTCACTATGTGCCTCTGCCTCAGGTATAGGGTTATCTGTTTGATTAAACAAATTACCTGCCATATCTTTTCTGTGTGCATCTAAAGTATTACCGACTTTAACTCGTAAAGCATCTTTAAATGCTTCGCCAGCACCAGCGTTATCGCCTGCCGCAAGTTTGTCTATAAAGTTTTTTGTTTCTTCACTCATTATTTTTTCTCCTCTGTGACTTGAGCCATTGGATTTTGAATAATACCATCATCAATTTCTTGTTTGATTTGTTTATCCATTTCTTCCATTTCTCTGTCGTTTTGTTTCAATACATTTTTTCTTATATAACTTACAGAATAAAACTTACCAACATAGTCTCTCATTTCATTTGCTAAAGCTAATCTTTCTCTTAATAACTCAGTATTCTTTAGTTCAGCAAAATGCCCATCTTGTATAAAATCATACATTATACAGTCTTTAACTACATGCCAGTCTTGTTCAGCTATGACACCTTTTAACACTAACTGTGTTCTCATAATGTCATTAAACAACTCTGTAAATTTCTTTCTTAATCTTTGTACAAACTTTGTAAATTTAAGTTCGTCTCTTGTTATTTCAGATGCTCTTCCTAGATTAAAACCTTGTGAGCTTTCTAATCTACTTACAGGAACATTTAAAGAACGATATAGTTTCGCTCTAAAGTATTCTACATCTGCCATTTCACCTAAGTTTTGACCACCAGGTAAAGTAGTTATGTCAGTACCTCTGCCACCTTCTCTACTAGGTAACCAGAAATCTTCAAGCATTGACATATAATTTCTATCGTCTCTTATTTCACCTGTACCAGCGTCATATACTAATTTGTTTCTATATCTCGCCATTACGTCTCTTAAATATTGTTCTGCTTTTGCTTTAGGTAAATTACCTACGTCTATTTTAAAGATACGTCTTTCAGGTGCTCTAGCTATTCTATAAATTACAACTGCGTCTTCAATCATACGTAATTGATTTGTAGGTTTAATCGCTTTATGTAAATAAGATAATACCATATTCTTATTTTGATCTATAATACCAGATGGACAAAATGCGATTGTATCTGGCGCTATCTTAATACCTGCAGTACCAGTAGTTCCTGATACACCTCTTTCATTAAATAAAAAGTATTCAACATATTCATCTACAACAGCTAAACTATTTAAAGATGATGGACTAGGAACGTCAGGTCTTTTCTTTCTAACTTCTCTAATCTTTTTAATTTTACGAGGGTCAATATACTTAAGCTCTGTAATACCTCTTTTAGGATTATCTCTATCAATAATTTTTTGATAAAATATTCTACCATCTACATACCATCTTCTAAATATGTCGTGGCCTTTTGTGTTGAAGTTCATTAATCTTAAAACTTCATTAAATTCGTCTTCTATTTTTCTTCTAACATCTTTTCCATAAGGTAAATTATTAAATTGTACTCTTACAGCATCTTTTAATTCATTCGCAACAATAGCCTCATTGACAATATCTTCTATTGCCATATCGCACTCTGGGTGTATTGCTATTTCTCTGTATCTACGAATTAAGTCCTGCTCTGTTTTGGCAGTACCTTCCATATCCAAATAAGAACCAAAGTGTCCTCCTGCCGATACCGTTTGTGTTCCGTCATCAGCCTGAGCAGTGGTAAAACTTTGTTTTGGATCTGCTTTCTGTTTTAGTCGTGTGATACTAAATCCAAATAATTCAGCCATATTATATTTCCTTTGTTTATAATACTTATACTAGTTCTTAAAAGGGGGATTTTACTCCCCCTCTTAATTAAATGTTAAGTAGTAGTATTTGATTCAAAGTATTGATATGAAAAAGTCACATCAAAAGTTTCAATCGCATCAGTTGTTTCGTAGTCTAATGGAATCCCACCAACTGAAGTAGGGAAAGCCCCTCTCAATGTGTAAGATTTTATAGTATTACCGTTTCTGTCTAAATGATCTACAAACGCATCAACTTGATAGTCAACTGGGTTAGTTAAACCTTCGTTGTCAGTCATATTGTTAATGCCGTTCTGCCATCTTTCAAACGCATTCTTTAGTCT